ATGAGGCAGTCTTGAGATTCGGATCGGTAAATACCGCGTTCCCCAGAATGCCGATGGCCGGACCACCGACGCCTATTGAGATGTCTCGAATGAAAGCGTGGTGGTCCGTCATCGTGCGTGGCTGTTAGTTGGCGGCAGGAGCCTGCTGCTTAGCCGAATCGAGGATCAGATCGTAGAGAGGAAGTCCGGCTTTCACATTGTTGATGTTGCCAGCCTTCATCCCGATTTCCACGAGTTGCAGCAGTGTGTTGGTTTGTTCGATGGTCAGTTCAATTTTAATCATGCCGCCGGAGCATCGGTGACATCCTGAACTGGCGCAACGATTTCCTGCGCCGAAGACGGCTCGGAATCGGCCTGCGTCACCAAAACCGGCTCAACCTGAGGCAGCATCGGAGGCACGATCATCACCACCGGCACCCACGGCAGCGGAGGAGCGATGATCGGCGGGTTGATCTGGTCAGCGATCTGCTGCGTGACGTTGGCTTCGATGGCGGTCTTGTCCACGCCGTTGGCGAAGCACCATCCCAGTACCTGATCCTGCGTCAGATCGGGATACGGAGTAAAGGCCTCCGTAGGAGGCGCGAACGACGCGCTGCCGTAGCAGGTGCCGCTGTAGGTGCCATCGGTGCCATTGCAACGCCAGTCGGCGGTGATGACAACGTCCGTGAGACTGCCTTCGGTCGGCTTGACCAACAGGCGTTCGATGATCCAATAGATGTTCATGGTGGTATGGATTAGGCGATTTTGATGGTTCCAGCGTCATTCCACAATGTGCCAGCGGCAAGACCAGCAGATGATGTCGGAATGTTTGCAATAATCACACGGGTTGTGGTGGTTGCATGATTCCAGAGCACTTGAAAACCGTTTGAGGCTCCAATAACTTGAGCCGCAAAAATATTTCCATCAGCACCTGAAGCAACAGCGGATTGCAACCGATAACTCGGCGTAACCCCCACGCCGACGTTGCCGCCATTCGGCTGGAGATTGAGGTCGTAATAAGCACCAGTCGTGCTATTCCGGCTTTGAACCCAAGGATTGCCTGCGCTGTTGACACCAAGTTCAAGGCACAGGTTCCCACCAGCCGTATCAGTGATTACAAGCGCACCGTTCGGAGTGGTTCCACCGGGAGTCTGACTGGATTTGTTGACTGTAAGCCTAGTAATTGGACTCCCCCCCACGCCCAGCCCCGTGGAGTTCAGGGTCATGGCGGTGCCAGCGACTCCGCCGACGTTCTGCCATGTAAAGATGCCGGTCGATCCGATACTCAACCGTGTTGAGCTATTGTGTCGGATGTTGAAATTGTCGTTTAAGATATCAACAAGAATACCAGCGTAAGTCGGAACCGTATTGGGTCCGAAATACAGGTTTGCTTGATCCGATCCAGCAATCGAGTTGTCTGTAATGTAGACACTCGGGTTGTTTGAAGAAACCTGAAAAACATCAATAGGTGACGCAATCCCAATACCCACCCGATTGTTCGCCGAATCCACCTTCAGGGTGCTGGTATCCACCGTCAGATCGCCGGTGATGGTGGCGTTACCCGGAACAACGATGTTATTGCCGCTCGGCCCAACAGCCGTGTACAGCTCGGTAAAGTTGCTGTTCGTGTACTGGAAAGCCGTACGCAGCGGCGTTCCCGTCCCGTCATTGGGGGACGTTCCGACATTGATGGTTTGCTGTGCCATATCGAATTAAATGATTTGGTTTCGGGTTACAGAAATTCGGTCATGTCCGCCGTGATGATCGTGCTATCAGCCGTAATCACCGTGTTATCCGCCGTGATATCCGCATTTCCGCCAAGAGTCGCAGCCTCCCAGAGTAGGCCAATCTCCAGCAGATTACGCTCGCGCGGACTCTTGCACGAAGCGCCGTAAGCCTCAGAAATCAGGCTGTAGGCTTGTTCGCAGGAGATGGTAGCCATATCAGATGATGATGAACCAAGCGGTTCCGTTGCTCATTACCGTCACACCAGCCCACTGAGAACTCAGCGTGTACGTCGTCGCACCGTCAATCGTCTCAGACGCATAACCGTCAACAACCACGTTGTTCGCACCGGCATTGATCCGCTTGAACACATAGATCCGACCCGGAACCAGCGCAGCCGGAGGCAACGTAATTGTCACAGCGCCAGCCGTTGAATCACAGAGCAGGAGATAATCTCCACTCTGAACATTCCCCGTCGTCTCAACGCTACGATACGTTCCGCGCGTCGCGCCACCGCCCTGGAGATACGTCGCAATGCGATTCTCCAGAGCCAGCTTGGCCAGCTCAACCTCCCACGGAGAACGACATCCCAGCGATGCCGCCTCATTGATCAGCGTCTCAGCCTCATCGCATGTGATAATCGCCATATCGTTTTCCCCTAATTATCAGGCCATCGGACCAGCGCCGCGTCGCATCACCTCGGCGATGAATCCGCCGCCGCCGGGAGCAGACTCCTCCATCTCCTCGCCCTCCTCGTACTCCTCCTCACCACCCTCGCGGTCGGCCATCTTCTTGCCCTTCGACTTCTTCTCGTAGCCAGGAATCGCCATGCCATCAATCTCGATGACCTCAGCCTTTCCGCCCTTGCCAAGAACGATAGTCGCCATCGTCTGGAAAGCCTCGCCTTCCTTCAGGTTCTCGGGAATTTCAACGCCTTCGGGGATGGTAAAAACCGGCATGAAGGGAGCATCACGCCATGGGCATTGGTGTCAAGGCTAATGCGCTATGCGAAAAACCCCCCACCAGCCTTTCGAGCCGATGAGGGGTTGCCTCGTGTAGAGGCATCGTAAACAACCAACCTACGAGTCAATCCGGTCGATACGTTCGTCCGATGATGCGTCGATGGCAAGGGGCATTTTATCGCTCTTGAGCAAATTCTCCAGCGCCTCAAGCGGTTGCAGATTCGTCCAATGACTCAAGCCCATAACCTCCTCGGGCGTCGTTCCGCTGGCCAATGGAATGCGATGATCGACATGCCAATGACTGCCGTAATTCTCCCAAGTCATTCCCGGCTTGAATTGCTTCTCCAGATGAGAACGCAGGAAATCAGGTGTACACCCGACAATCTCAAACGTGGCCGACCGTCGCGTTTTCTTGCTGCCGAGATAGGCACGAACTGAGCCGCGAATGGCGTCCTTGAGGCGCATAAGCGGGTCGTTTCGGCGTCTCTCTCGCAACTTATCCATGATTTTGGAGTGGTTTGCGACAGCATATCGCCTCTGCCAGCGACGCGCTCGTTCTCGATTTTTAGCGCGGTATTCGTTTTTCTTTTTCTTAAAGTACTCAGCGTTTTTCTTCTGATATTCTGAGTTTCGCTTGTTGTTTCGCTCGCGGTTCTTGGCGTGGTTCTCCTTCGACTTCGCTTTGTAGTACTCCTTGTTCTTCTCGTACTTCTCAGCCTGCTTGATGCGGATAGCCTCCGCGTTCTCCGTCGTGTATCTGACCAGACGCTCCTTATCGTTGGCCATCTTCTCCGCGAATCGTTCTGGCGTCAGCCACTGATATCGCTTGTTTCCATCCTTGTCCTTCCAGGTGTAACCCCAGCAGACAAGCCCATCCTCGCGTACGTCGCCACGTTTTGGCTCATTGTCCATGCGATGTGAAAATACTCCGCACGATCAGTCCGTCAAGCGTGGACACAAAAAATCCGCAAACCCTTTCGGATCTGCGGATTCTTGCGTTTTGCTCAGGAAATCAGGAACAAATTACTTGGGTCAAAGCTCCGGTGCAACGGCGGAAAATAATCGTCATGCCCTGCGACGGGAAGATTGGCTCCGACGCGTGAACGAACTCAGCGTAATGCTGGCCCTTCTTCTCCAGAGGATCGGCGCAATCCACATCGAGCTTGTAGGCACCAGTCACCCACTGCCACTCGCCCATGTAGTTGGTCGGCATCCAGCTCAAGTCGCCAACCCGGTTCACGGGGCGGACGATGTGAGACTTGAAGACGTACGGGGTGACGATGAACGCAGCCTCGTACGGAGCGGTCGTCCAGCTCGGGTTGACGCTGAACACCGTACCCTTGGTGCCGCTGGAGCTGGTGAACGGCTGAACCAGCGTGTACTTGCCACCGGCGTAGGTGAAGCGGGGCGGGAACAGATTCGGCACATGCCGGAAGTTTTTGATGACCCGATTCGCGCCAATGCGCTTGAGCAACTCAGCACCAGCGCCGCTGCCCTGATCGGCATAGCGCAAGTCATCGCGGAACGCGGGGTTGTTCTGAGCGATGCGCTGCGAAGCCTCCAAGCCGATGTACAGCGGGAAGATCGGGCCGTCGCTAGAGTAGCTGATGAAACCGGAGCTATCAGGATTGGTAGCACCATTGCGGATCAGCGTGGCGGCGGCGACATCCAGCATCTCCTGAGTCAGCTCGGAGGTGGACTGATTCAGGGCCTGACCGGCGGAACCGGCCTGAATCCAGGGGAACTCATTCACACCAGACGGAATCGTCTCGGTCTGGGTGAAGCTCGAATCGGCAATCGCCTTGATGGCGAACTTGGCGAAGGTGTTCTGATAGCGAGTCTCCCAGGTGCGCTGAGCGCGGATCGAGAGCTTCTCCAAGTACACCCGCAGGAACGCCTCGACGCGATGATCGAAGGTCAGATCATCCTTACACAGGAGCGGACCTTTGAGGGCGAAACGCTCAGGACTCCAGGTAACGGCATTGTAGCCGACCGGAACATCGTTGTAGGTGACATCGCAAGCGCCACCGTTTTCACCGCTGGCGAGCGTGATGGCCGACCACTCTTCAGCCGCAGTCGGCTCGATGGAGGTGGTGGTGAACGAGGTCTGGGTCAGGCCAGTACCCTGAGGATACTCGCCGCGCTCAATCATGTTGAGCCACATCGAGCGGTACGAGGCGCGCTTGTAAACGTCCTGAGCGAGCGACTCGGTAGCCACCGCAAAGGCGTTGAAGACATTGGGACAAGACATAAACTATGAAAAATTAAACCGACGTTATCTGAGTTATGGCTGGCCATCCATCCACCACACGGTGGCTGATTATCCAACCGCTTCCGATGCGGAGCGTCATTGCCGCTTAGACAGTTTTGCGATGGTTGACCAAGCCTCCGCCTTGCTTAGGGTCGTTACG